ACTGGCAAACAGCGGTAACACAAGAGCGCAGGACGCGTTATATAACCTCCGCAGAATACAAGAACAGGGTCGACCGTTTAGATTATACACGCCTCATGGTGTTTACGAGAATATGCTTATCAAATCGCTTTCCCCAAGAACTACGGCGGAAAACGTGGATATGTTAGAGTGCGAGATAACCTTTCAGGAAATCATAATGTACCAGCCATATTACGATGACGGTAAAGCAAAAAAGTCCCCTATTCGTACGAATGTTCTGGACTCAAATGACGCTTCTACGTTAGACTTCTTTGCGAGTAGTCAGACGTATTCGGACGCGTGGAGCAATGTGGAAGAGTTTGCGGACTCGATAAACTTCTGGTCTAAAAAAGGAACGGCTAAATGACACTAACTGATTTGGGAGTAGTTTCGGAAGAACAAACGATAACGTTACAAGACGGTTATTCTGCGGTTGTCAGATTTGACCTGATATACAAGCGTTGGTTCTATGATTTATATCGTGCCAACGAACTGGTTTATGCTGGTGTGGCGTTGCCCCCAGATACTGCGCCGTTGAACAACATAAGCGATGTTAGCCTATGCCTTATCGACTTGGTTAGAGATAAAGAACAGTATGAGCCGTATTCGGAACTTGGTGGACGGCTGGCACTAATGGAGTTGGCAGATGTTAGTTGATGGTTCTAATTTTCGCATGGACCGTATCTTACGGGTAATCGTTTGGGCCGGAGAAAGCACAAGCATTCACGACACGGATGACCCGAACAAAAAGTGCGTCATAGAATACTGCCCAATGGCAGACGCCGACTTGAACGCAAGGATAGAGGTCACAGAAAAAGAAGTCCCTATTATCAACAGCAAACGTAACGGTCCTGGGTTTAGTGCCAAGATTCGTATTTACAACCCGCCACAAACGCTGAACAAAATGATAAGCGACCACGTTGACTGGTCCTTTAAAAACACTGCGCTTGACCCGTATTACAACAAAAGGTTGTATGTAACGATTGACGCTGGCTATTGGAATAACGAAAACGCAGCTAGTGGTGGAGACGGGAGAGAATACAATCGTTTGTTCGGCGGGTGGTTAAACACATCGTCGTACTACAGAAAAGGCGTGGACAATATCCTCGAAATGTTTTGCCACAGTATCCGCATTACACCACAGGAAAACAACTCTATGATACAAGCGGCTAGCGTGGCCAGGAATAGAACAGGTAATTATCTGCGTATGTCGTACGAGTCGCATACAAGGTCTTCTGACAATGGCAGAAGCTACCAAGGCTGGGACAATATGATACGTCACGTTATCACAGACAACGCAGAGTTCAAGGCACCCAAAACACCATGGGGCGTTCTTAACACGGTTTACGCTCGCAACGCTTCTTTGGCGCCTGTGGAGGTTACGGCTGACGACAGGTCTGCCATTAACAAGTTCTATTACATAAACTACGTGTACGAACCCCGCAACCTGGAAGACATAGAAAGCGACAAGAGGATTGACGAAGACCTGATGAAATATGCCCAAGACTATTCCACCCAGGGAATCTCTTTGACAGGGAAGACTCTTGCCGAGAAGATTCAGCAAATGGCAGATAGGCTTGGGGTTAGATGGCATGAAGACCTAACATACACCGATGGTATGACCAGGTATTATTTCTGGGAACCGGTTGCTAGCGCTGGAAATAGAAGCAAGAAGAAAGACGCGCTTCCTATAAACAACGATGACCCGGACATTATCATATACAATTTCCAAAACCTGCTTCAGGTTCCGTCTATAGATGGCGCTGGGCAATTCACAATCAAGATGATGTTCAACCCGCAGGCGAAACCAAACAAGAACCTAATGTTGAAGTGGGTTGACGGTTTAACGCACAATGGAATGATTAGCCCTGGAGCAAAAGGTGTCATGTCCACAGCGCAGATTGGTCAGTATTATCCGTCGTTACAGGCAGGTGCGTACAACGCACAGGTCGCCGCGTTGCTTGGCACTAATGGTGACGTGTTTAATGTGTCGTTCAAGATTGCGTATATCACTCACACACTGAGTACGCACTCAGACAGTTGGTCCACCGAAGTGAAGACAACGGCGGTCGCACTAAAACCTAGGAGCAGATAATGGTTTACGAAGACGCCGCTATTGCTGCGAAATATCTTGTGAAGACAAACTACATATTTCGGGTGATGGAGTTTCACCCAGAAAACCAAACCGTAGACGTTATTCAAGAGGTGTTAGAGTACACCAATGCGCCGAACGGAGAGTTCACAATCAACAACGAGTTTGGTATCGATGTCGCTGCGAGCCTTGTTAAGCCAGACGTATTATATAATGTTCCTGTGTTACAGTTGCGCTGGGGGCAGTTTGAGGTCCAGTGTTGCCCAAAGGAGGGAGACTCTGGCGTGCTAATGGTCTTCACAAACGATATCCACGATTGGTTAGAGAACGGCGCACCCAGCATACCAACTACAGACAACCATTTTGATAAGAGCAGTTGTGTATTTGTTCCGTATATCCCAAACAACACAACATGTGCTCAGGACTATCCAGAAGACAACAACTCGTTGGTAATAAAGTCAGCCAACGCGAAGATAGTCTTGACGGACGACGGCACAACGTCTAGTGTTTCAGTAGAGACCAAATCGGTAGAAATTAAAGCCGAGAACGGTGTTAGCATAACAGGAGACTTGAATGTTACCGGAGACATATCTGCTACGGAAGATGTTACAGCGGGGACAATCTCCCTCAAAGAACACACTCACGACGGGTCTACGCTTGCGACTACGGCTACCATTGGAGACAGCGCGACCCCAGGTACAATCTCGGGCAGCACAGGCCAAGCACAATAGGAGGACTAAATGAAGTCGTGGAATCTTACACAGAAGACAGAAAACGACCCGGGCAACGATGTCGAGTTGCGTTTAGGGCAAATCAAAACCGTGACGGATTTGGACGCTTTACGTTGTCGCATAGACGCCGCCCTACAAGTTATCAAAGGAGAGTTGCAGGACCCAAATGTCGGTGTCGACTACTTCGGTATAATTATGTCTGACACCCCGATACCAATTAAGGTCCAAGAGTTATGCCGGGTTATCAACAGCCTAGAGGGAGTAAAATCAACAACATACGAATCAAGCCTCTACAACAGAAAGACTGGGGTACTGACATTTAGATTCACAGTGCACAGTGTCTTTGGCGACCTGGAGTACGAGAAAGAGATTTGATAAAACCGCAATACGACTGTATAATGAGCGCAAGAGGTAGATGATATGGGTAAATGGACTTCAGCTGGGTTCGAAGCAAAGAACCTAGAATATTACAAATCAGCAATTCAACAGGTGTTCGTTGACGCCTATGGCAACGACTTTCTTTTAGACGACGCTCTACCACAAGGCGTTCTTATTCAAGAATTGGCCGAACTGTTCTACAACGCCGACATGGACGGGATTGAAGCTTTCTCCCGCCTTAACATTAACACAGCGACAGGCGTCTATCTAGACCTTATCGGTTCTATGCGCGGTCTGCCACGGTCTCAAGGCACCCCACAAATAGTAACAGTGGCGCTTACGATTGACCCAACAAACTTCATGTCATTCAGTATTCCTGACGGTCAGGTCTTCACGGCGACCAACGGCGAAACCTTTGTTACGGATGGGGTTACAACGATTTCCTCTGTGACAGACCAGACTTTGTATTTGTATTTCACCTCGAACGGGAATAGTAGTGTAGACGTTGGGGACAAGATGTCCACCACAGGTTTGAGCCAGATTACAGACATTGAGGTTGTGTATTTGGCGAACGGTACGGACGCAGAAACAGACTTGGAATACCGTGGTCGTATCCTGAAAGAAGCCCCTGTCCCAACCAATACTTTGCAGGCGGTTATGAATAAATTGCTGGAACTCCAGACGGTTAAAACAGTTGGGGTTAATTATAATGACACAGACCAAACGGTTGACACATTGCCAGCATACTGTACAGAGTGGATGGCTGTTCCAAAACCAGACGCAGACCTTACATTGTTCAAACAACAGGTTGCGAAAGTTATCTTGGACAATAAGGTCCCAGGTTCTCCAACCGCTGGTAACACAACAGTAACCAACGTGGACGACGTGTTCGGGACACCAAAGACGGTTAACTTCACAATACCGACCAAGGTCGAGATAGAGATTATCTGCTCGGTTACAACGCCAGAATCAACAGGGGTGTTGGACTTGAGTAATGCCACAGCGATTAAAGAAACTATCGCGAACTACGTCAACAGCCTGAACATAGGCGACAATGTTTCGTTCTCTAGAATTATGGCCCCGTTATCGACAGACGGCGGGTTCGACGTGAACTCTATTGTTATCAGAGACGTAGACAACACGACCTCGGTAACAAACAGCAACTACCCAATCGGTACGCGCGAATACGCAAGCGTAGCCGTAGCCAACATAAGCATAGGTGTGTAATATGCAGAT